ATATGATTTCCCCCCAGCCTTGAAATGTCCACCCACCTCAAGGCCACAGGAGAAAGCTACTGCAAATTCGTTTTGAGAATTTGATTTGGCCCAGCCAGAAAGGGTTGAGCCATCAACCTCTATTTCAACACTGAGCCAACTCATTTTTAAGCCGCCGTAAACGCGAAGGTTCCAGCGCTCTCAAGTGTGATTGAGTATGTGACTTCGCCGTTATACTCACCCGCATATTCAAGCGTGGCGATCATCATTGGGCCAGCGAAAGTTCCAAAGTCTGGAATGATCACATCAAAATCAACGAATGTTCCCGCTGTTCTTTGAGCGTCAAAAGCAGTGCGAACCGCTGCCTCTGAGGCATCATCAGTGAAAACACCCGATCCAGAAACGCTAAATGACTGGACGCCGCCGCCCGCCAAAAGCTGTCTCAAGCCAGAGCTATCTTTGGTTGTTACATCAACCGCTTCGTCGTTCATTGAAATTGAGGTTGAGCGCAATCCAGCAACAGTTGTTGCTGTGCCACTAATATCAACCTTCAAAAGCATTGCGGAGCCTTTTTGTGCCGCCATGTTCTTTCTCCTTAGTTATCAAACACAATGGCGCGAAATCTCATGACCCCATGCCGCGTTATTCCATCAGGTTCTTCAAGGGTTGTGGCGAACTCTTGCCGTATGTTTACCAGTGAAGCACCTGACACAGTTATAGCAGCATTATGAAGGTTTTGGTAGACCTGTTCCATAATGTGCTTTATTTCATATCTGCCCCGATATTCAGACCAAACATGAACGGTTAGTGTATGCTCCACCGCATCCACGGTTTTCGTGCCATCATTGATGGCGGTTTCTTCTCCAATATTGATATATGGCGCAGAAGTTCCCTCTGGTATATCATCATATACTGGTACATCCGCAACGCTTGCACCAGTTATGGTTGCATCGTTTAGCTTTGCGTATATAGCCTTTTGTAGGTTCCATGAGTGTAACGCCATTTAAACGCCCCTTGACCGCAAACGTGCAAACATTCTTCTGATCTTCGGCCTATTTTCCTCAAGCGCTGGTTGAAGGTATGGCCTAGCGCCCATCTTGCTTGTGCCAAACTCTAAGAAGCCAGAGTAATCTGCACGGCTTTCAACAGCCCCGCCGAACTTATCAGCGTCTAAAACCATAAAAATATTGCTTGCGAGAAATCCAGTATCAGAGTTTGGAGGATTACCAGCAACGGAGGCGGTGTGCTTACCATAGGTTCTACCCTTGCTTTGGTGTTGCTGTATGCTTGTTTTCGCGGTGTTCATGGTGTCTTGGACACCAGAAGCTATAATGTTCCTGACAACCGAAGCGTATTTAGCCTCGACCTTAGCATATTTTGGCGCTCTCGTTACCCTCGTCTTAATGCTTGTCATGAGGCAACCCCCTCCTCACAATCAAGGTCAAGGAACTTAAACCTATTGTCCACATTCAAAACGCCATTGATCGTAAAGGTTCTTGTGGTTTGAACGCCGTTGCGGCGATATGTTTGAACCAAGCGGTTGGCGGTTGTTAAATCTGTTCTGTAGCGAACGCGCACCGTGCTTCGAAGGGCATCCCTAAGCTTGTCTGCGAAAACCGCCTCATTTGAAGATTGCGGAGTTATGCTTGCGAAAACAGTAGCCACCTTTGTCCAAGCGATAGAAGATCCACCGCCTTGATCTGAGGTTCTTGTCGCAGCTTGTAGCTCAAGCCTATTTCGCATATTCCCGATAGACATTTAGCCGATCCCCGCCCTGACCATTCCCTTGTATGGCGTCGAACTGAACCTCATTATTTGATATGGCTGTAAAAGCTGCGTTATGAGCTTGGGGGGCTGCGGAGGGGGGAACCTTTCAAAGTCTCCACGATGCTCATACATAAAGGCGCAATACTGCATCATTGCGATCCTAATAGGCTCTGGGACGCTTTGAGTGGTTGTGCCATACCCAGCGGTATAAGTTATCTTTAATGCGTTAGAAGCCCGTAAATCTGTGGGATATGAGCCGCCATCCCTGAGAATAACACGGGCTGGTTCCCTGATCGTATCAACATAATAATTCTTGGCGGGCCAAACGGTCTCTGTATCTTGATCCGTTATAGTCAAAGCCCCGCCCATATTGCTGTGATTTCCGCAATAATAATAAAGGGCATCGGGCGCAGAGGCATCAACGGTTATCTCTGTATAAGAACCAGCGCTTCCCGCAGTTCCATTAAATGTAACGCCTGTTGTGTATTCATTCCCACCACCGTGCGTTCCATGTTCCGCTGTAGAAAACTTAAAAGGGTGGCCTGAATTTGAACTATCGTCTTGTTTAAATCTATATGTAGATCCACGCTTGAGAGTTAGGGTGGGCTGAGAAGTGCCATCAATTACAATAACGCCGCCCGCTACAGTGACGGCATATTCCAAATCTTCCGCATCACCATCATTGTAATATTTAATATCTGTAACACTAATTGCAGGGGCCAAGGCTAACTCAATGTGGTTTTGATAATTAACAATATCAGGGCCAGTTTTCCAACCTTCCCACAACGGCATATCAACAGGAACGAACCCATCCATCCATTGCTGCATGGTGCGAGTTATGAGCGCTCGTCCTGTGTAGTTTTCAGCCCACTCCCGCGCCGCAATGATTAGGCTCATTACAAGGGTTTCATCTACATCATCGTCAAGCCTCAAGCTATCCCGCGTTTCAATAACGGTAAGCGGCTCTCTTGCGGGCTGTGTTTCTACGACTAATCCACTCATGATATATCATCCGTTACTGTTATTCTGATAAAATCAGAATTTGGGAATGTTTCAATTTTTCCATCGGTAAAGGTTACTTGGAACTCAGCCTCATAAGATCCTATCGTATCCGTATCAGCCGCGACCCACTCATATCTAACTTGACCGCTATCTGCATTATGAATAATCGCGGCGGCATCTGTTTTAATTGTAGTTTGCCCAACGGGCCGCATCTTAAAAACGGCAGTCGAGCCAGTAAGGTTTACCGCAACATCGTTACCATCTTTGAGGGTCACAAGAATAATCGGTGCTGTATCGTTCTGCTTAATGTAAAAAGCCATTCGCTGCGTCCATTAGTTTCTAGCCGCACTCTACACGAAAACATTGTATAAGTTAAGCAGCTTCGTTGATCTCATTAGCCTCAAGAATTTCAACAGAATTTCTTGTGCTAACCTCTACTACTATATTCCTGCTTTCTTGCTCATCAGCATATCTACCTATGCCCGCATCAAACAAAATATCAGGAATGATCGGAGCGCCCGTTGTGATGTTACTGGCTGAAAGAGTATGCACCTGCGCAAAGGCCGTGCTTGGAACGCTAGGAACGCCCGTAGAGATATTTGCGGTGGTAAAGGCATAAATAAAGTTTGGATCAATCTGGGGAACGCTAGGCGCTCCTGTAGTAATACCCTGACCGCCTAGAATGTGGGTTTGATTAAGAACCCCGCTATCAATCACGGGAGCGCCCGTTGTTATATCTGGCGTTGTAAAGATATGCTCTTGTGTGATTGCTATATCGGGAACGCTAGGAGCGCCCGTTGTAACGTCTGCGGTTGTAAAAATATTTACTTGCTCAATAAGGGGCGACCCAACGTCTACGGGATCTGTCGCAAAGCCTTGCGGGGTTATGACATGGTTTTGAGAAATAGCCGCCGTTCCAAGCGTAGGATTACCTGCATTGAAGCCTTCACCAACAAGAACGTGCGTTTGATTTATTAATGCCGTTCCTAAGACTGGGCTTCCTGATGTTAAATCTGCCCCAAGCAACTGATGATCTTGCGCTATCGTAGCGGACCCAAGAACAGGCGCACCAGTATCAAGGTCGGGCGCGTCAAAGCTTTCTTCCTCTGACATTGTGCAATCATCAACAACGGGCGCTCCCGTCGAAACATCTGCCGTTGCAAGAACATGCGTTTGATTTATAGCGGTGTTCGCAACAGTCGCCGCTCCCGTAGTTATGGCGCTTGCGGTTATTACATGATTTTGATCTATCTCCGTAGAGCCAACACTAGGCGCACCCGTATCAAATCCCGTTCCGCTCAAGATATGAACTTGAGTTATCCCTGCGGTTCCTACGTCTGGCGCACCCGCATCTAAATCATTACCCGCCAAAACATGAACTTGCGAGATAGCCGCGGAGCCAACCGACACGGCCCCAGTGGTTATCGTTTGGGGCGCAATAACATGATCTTGATTTATGGTTGTATTTCCAACCGTAGGCGCACCCGTTGTAAGATCACCAGTTAAAAGAGGCGTTGTAAGGACAAGCGTTGTTTGACCTATAGAAACCGCGCCTGTTGTTATAGCAGTTGCGTTTAAAATATGCTCTTGAACAAGGGTAATATTAGGAACAATGGGCGCACCAGTAAACAGGTTTGACGTGTCAAAGGTTTCATCCTCTGCCATGTTTGCCGTAGGAACATCAGGAGCGCCCGTTGTTATATCTTGAGGCTCAAGGATTTGGGTTCCAGCTATTAAAGCTGTATCAATAACAGGCGCACCCGTTGTAATGCTATCAGCACCCAAAACATGATTTTGAGAAATAGTAGTTGTCGCAACGCTAGGCGCGGCGGTTGTGATTGATTGACCGCCCAAAACATACAAATGCGTAGCTGCGGAAAATGGCTGCGTACTGAATGGATTTAAAGCGTTCATGTCAAACCTCTCTTTTCCCGCACCATATCAAATTTATATGTTTACGTCACCCTGATAGCGACTTGTCCACATGGTCAAAGAATACTTCACACCAGATTTTAAAGGATTGACCTTATGCCCATGCGTGACTGCGCTTGGAAATAGGATGCAATGCCCCAAAGGAACATTGATATTTGAAAAGTTTTGATGCGGGAAAATTAATTCCGCGCCCTCATAATCTTCGTTTAGCTTTACGCTTCCAGTAACCAAAGAAGCATCGGTATGAAACCCAAGGCTGGTTTGCGTGTCCATCGCATAACGCATAGCAAAAGCATCCCTCAAACCTATGTGTTCCATTGGGGTCCATTTACTTTCTGCAATCTTTCCTAGATGATCTCTCCATGCCGCCTCAAGCTCTGCCCATATACCAAGCTTATCGGCCCTAATCTCTTGCGCGGGGAACTTATCGCCCGCCATTTGGCCCCATCCACCTACTGCCTCAGATTTGGCAATTATATCTTTGCATTGCGCCTCTGAAAGAAAGGGAACGACAAGAATATCTTTTGCGACCTCATCATAATTTAAAGAATTTACTAGCGGGCTTTCAATGGCGTTTTGA